TCCCTCTCCCCCTTCTATCAAACCAAAAGGGAACGGAAATGGGTAGCCCCCCGCCGCAATCTCGTTGAAGATCAGCTCAAGGATCCACACCCAGGGTTCTCTATCTGCACTGGTTTCGGCGATGTGCTCGTTCATTTCCTGCAAGATCGCCGAATCGAGCGTTATTTCTCCGGTTTGCAGCCCAGCAAAATCTTGCATCAGCCGCCACGCGACCAAAATGGCCGCATAGTTATCAACCATGCGTTTCGCGCCATCGTCTGCCGTCGTCGCCCTGCAATGCTTTTGGCAGTGTGCCGATGCCTTTTCATGCAGCTCTAATACTTGGTCCCGTCGTAGAGTCGCCAAATAATCCAGCCACTGCCGAACCGGGAACGTAGGCAAATCGAACGGCAGCATCGGCCCCTTGTCCCGCAGTTGCACTCTGACCACTTTCCCGAGTAATGACCGCACAGGAACGTCCTCGCCGGCCAGCAACACGGGAGCGCAGGCGACAAACTCGGTCAATTCAGCGCCGCGCCGCGTCACCGTGTGTTTGTAGCCTTCCTGCAAAATCGACACAGCCCGGTCGATGGTCTCTTGCCGTCGAGCCGAAAGCTCTTCCCAGCCAACCGGATGCGATGTATGGCTGATAGAGGTGATCAGCCGGAAATCGGTTTGTAGGGATTGGCCGCTGAACATCGTGCAGCCGATAGTGCGCGACAATCGCTCTGTCAGCGTGCTTTTCCCGCTACCCTTGCGGGCTTGCAAGGTCATGTGCGGCCAAAAAGACAGAAACGCTTTCAGATGACCGCCTAATGCCCACGCAAGCAGCAAGAGTGCGGCGGCATTGGAAAACGTCTCGCTGTAAGCCCTGATAACGCGCCTGGCATCGTCCACCGGTCCGGATGGAAACGACAGATTGTGATAGGGGCATTGCTTTTCTGGGTCCGTGAAATACGCATCCTGCCCCTCGTTGACGTGCGGCTTGCCATTTTTCCAGCACAGGCCGACAAAGTTCACTGCCTCACGCTGGTTCAGCGTGATCGCCCGTCCCCACAGATTGACCAGCCGCAAGAATTCGCTCGGTTTCCAGACTGGCCCGATGCGTTTCCACCAATCGATATTGTTGATCCGTTCGTAAGGCGTGACGATCCGTATCAGCCGGTTTCCGTGATACGGAGTTTGCGCAGTAACCGCGAAAAGCGTGCTCGGCTGGTGATCGGCCTCTCCGGTCAGCGTCGATACCGCCGACGCGATTTCGATCCGCGCGATGTCGGCGATGCGAAATCCAGCTAAATCCTTGAACTGGATTTTCTCGTTGACGTTGCCCTCGTCGTCTTTTTCTTCCTTGCATTCGACGATGCTCGAAAAATCCTCGCGCGCGCGGAATTGCCAGTACACGCCGAAATCGGCTGGCGGAAGATATACCCTCGCGCGTCCTTTTTCCGCCCGGCCAGGCAGCCCAGGGATAGCCCACGGCTGCAACCGTTGCAGCGCCCTGGCCACAGCCTCCGCGCCATCCGCTTGCAACACGTCGTTCAGGTCGTTAACCGCCCATTCTGATTGATCGATCAGATGGGCGGCGATTTTCGCCGCCGTCAGCCTAGCGTGCAGCGTCCAGCCCGCCTCTTGCCCTGGCCTTCTGCCCTTAGCGTCCGGCTCGTCCTTGTCCATGCACACCATGACCCGCTTGCCGCGATATGGCAACAGGTCGATGTGCTCGGCGTTGGTCACCCCACGAATCGCCACTGCTGCCCAGCCATTCAGCCCGCCGCGCAAAAATCCGCATTCTGCCGATAACGCATTCACCGGGCTTTCCAGCAGGACGACCGTATGCGCTCGTTGCAGCGCCCGCATATCGCTTGTCCAGGGGTATCCGATCTTTTCACCTTGGCAGCCGGATTTAACCCCGCCGTTGAGTGCGGGATCGTGATAACGCAGATCGACCGCCACCAGTTTTCCAGGGTTGAAACTGCGCACGAGAAACGCGGTGGCCGCCCCGCCGTAGCCGATGGCCCCTGCTGGTTTAGTGGGAGATGTCCAGGCGTTGAAACCAACTGATTGCAGTTTGAGCGCTCGGCCGATCACGTCTTGATCGATGCCGCGTCCGATCAGGTATTCGGATGCGGGAGCCACGTCTTTCGTGCTTTGCGCCGCGATGTGCTCGACCAGCGTCGCCGGCCGGGTTGCCCGGTGCGGTTGGCTGTCGATGCCATACTGGTCTCGCAACCAGCGGATCGCGTCGGCCGTCTCAAGCCCCAGCACATACCGGACCAGATCGATGCAATCGCCGCCTTCGCCGCTGCTGTGGTCGTACCAGCCCTCTGGGTATTTCTTTCCGCCGATTTGCAGCGACGGATGCTTGTCTGGATGGTGCGGGCTGCGGTAGTTGCCGTTTCGGTCCGGACGCTCAAGTCCCAGCCTTTCGGCCAAATCGTGGATGTCGATTTGGCGCTTTAGGTCGTCGATGTCACCCATCGCGTAGTGCCTTCTTCACCAGTTCGCGAGGTAGGTGCACTGCCGCGTCGAAGGTCGCTCGAAACAGGCCGATGGCAGAATCTTTTAGCGTCTCCGCAAGCTCTGGCCGGTTGGCTTGCAGCCACTTCCAAAGCCGCTTTTTTTGGTCGCCAGGTAGCGCCGAAATGTCGACGCTAGCGACTGGTTCCGATGACCGATGCGATCTGCAAGCATCGGTCCAATAATGCCACGGGTGCTCAGTCATGCGATCTGTCCGTACCCGCGCCATCTGCTCCATATCCGTCCGAAATGGCGTTTTGCCATTCTAGTCAGGAATGCTCGATAGCCACAAAAAAAATTGTTATTTCTGAACTTTTCCAAAATCTCCTTCCGTGTTCGAATGATGCATTGAATGGGGGGGAAATTGACGGACAGCCAGAGCAGCCAATACATGGCATCATCCCTGCGTTACTTGCCATGCTCGCAAGACTCTAACGAACCCGCAGGAGCCATGCCGAGCCGTTTTTTTTCTCCAGAACACGGCTCTCGGTCTGACGGTCCCTTCCTCCCAGCTTTTTTCCTTCAATTCCCATCCGTCGCCATCTGGTGGATTCGGTTGCCAGGTGCGCACGATGTTTTCTCGAATCTGCTGGTGGCAGCATCGCAACATTGCGATGAATTCTCGGTCTTCATCGTTTCGGGGCGCGTCGGCATCGGGAACAGTCGGCAATGGATAAATGTTTTCCATATACCACACTGTTATTGTGTCAATTTCCGATTCGTGGCCGGGATCCCAGCTCCATCCCATGCACTGGTCCCCAGCACAAAACTGGTGTGCGTTGCTCGGCAAGTCTAAATTTCTCCGCGTCTCCGTCGTCGCGTACACGCCTGATCCAGATGGGCATATTTTTTTTGTCGCCTCTTTCACTAACATTTCTTATCTCCTTTGCTCTTAACGTTTTTTTTGAGTTGGCTTAGGACTTCTTTCCCGAAAATCGCCGCCAATTTCCCGCTGTCCAGCAAGATTCTGCCGTTTCGCAGGTTGCGTTCTGCGCGGAAGATGCCGTATCGCTGTAGTGGGGTCTTGTGGCGCATGACGTATCCGAAAAAATCCCCTCCCCTTGCAGGGAGGGGAAAACCACCAAAGAGGATATCGCCTGCCTGTCTACCAGATGCCAACAAGCACGGCACAAATATCCTACAAAATTTTTTTGTAGACAGCAACAAAAAAAACGGCGCCCATCGGACGCCGGCAAAAAATTATTTTTACTACCGCTCGCTAACTGGGTCGCGCTCCTCGACTCCTTTGGCCCGCAACATGGTCTGCATGACTTGCAACTTGCCATTTTGGGACAGCCTATCGTAAGTTTTCGCGACCAAAATAGCTTCTTCGCTTAGCCCCGATGCTTCTTCGTCATCCAACAATAATTGTTCGATTGGAATCATTAGTTTTTTTCCTATCGCTTTTAATGTTGCTTTTCTAGGCTGCTTGGTTTGTCCAAGCTCGATGGCAGCATACGTTTGTTGCGTCACATGTGCCGCGTCCGCTACTTGCTGCTGTGTCAAGTTTAACTGTTCTCGCTTTGTTCTAAGCAATTCCCCACGAGCAATCCTTTTGTCGGACATTTGTATCGTCTCATGTACAAGTGAATGTTAAGGTAATTATGATTTTTAAAGCGGCTTATATCAAACAGAATATTTCTGTAAATGCTAACAAAAGCAAAACTATTGATATACAGTTTTTTTCTGTACAATAGAGCGATGTACAAGCTAGAGCAGTGGATTGTCGCAGAATATCAGTCGGCCAGAATCGACGGCTTGCGGGCGATTGCGGATGCCGCCGGCGTGCGGTATCAAACCGTACAATACTGGCTAAAAATAGAATGCGTGCCGGTTAAACGGATCGCCGCCGTCGCCGATCTAACCGGATTGCGCTACGGCGACCTAAACCCGTACTGCGTTGGGTCCTATGCCGCATCCACAGAGAAAAATCGGCATGTCGCTTAGACAACGTAAACGGCCGATTTTCCGATCCGCTTGCCAGCAAGCTGGCCGTTGACCAGCGTCACCTCGTCGCCGACACGATAAGCCGTCGCATCGCCGACTGGCCGCGATGCAATCACGCTCCCCCGCGCGGTGGAAACGGTGATCGCGTCGCCGGCAATCGAGACCACCTTCCCCGCTGCCCGCGGATTCGGCACCAGAAGGCGTCGAAGCTCATGTACGGGATGCACGCGGCACCACCAAGTCGAGCATCGTCTCGATCTGGACCGATCCGTCTTCGTGCGTCGTCAGCGCGTGCCGAATCCCGGTCGATTTCCCTACCCACTCCCCAGCTATCGGGTCGATCATCGTGACGATGTGCCCCGGCCTGACATCCGCAGGCGGAATCGTCACGCTCAGCCGGTCGGCCTGTTCGCCATCGTCCATCTCCTTTTTGCCGCGCGCCAACGCAGCCGGAACGGTCGCCAACAACGGCTCGACGATGTCCGGTGCCGGTCTATCGGCCTGGCCGCGCTGCACTACGATATCGACCATCAGATCCGCTCCCCTTGCACGTAGACCAAAGCTTGCTCGATGTCGGTCGGAACATTCGCCAGTTTATAGGCGGAATAAGCGGCCCGATACACACACCGTAACAACCCGGCGACTGGCGCCCCTAGCCGAACGGTTTGCTGGCCAATCACTTGTTTTGATACCGGGCCATTCTGCCCGTCGGTGCGATGATAGCTGCCGATCCACGTCATAATCACGGCCGATGATGCCGGATAACGCAAGCTCCCTTCTTTCCCGTCGACGAACTGGACGACTTCGTCGACCTCACGATATCCTGATCCTGCCCCTGTCTTCGAGCCGGCTGTGACCTCGTGCTGCTGCACGGTCACCGAATCGGCCGCGTACAGCAGATAATACGCGGCATCGCCGGTCCGGAACGACGTGTTGCCGCCGTTAAGCCCGTCGTCGCGGTCGTCGATCTCCAGCACCAGCCCGTTACCCGCAGCTCCGGACTCTTGCGCCGAAAAGTTGACCACCAGGGTTGCGGTTACTCTAGCCATGCGTCCTCCAACAAAAATTGCGCGGCGGTCGGTTCGGTGGCACGCACGCTCGCGCGCACGTAGCGGGTGGTATACGTCACCTCTGCCAAGCTATAACCATCCGCGCTCGATACCAGTTCGGTCGACCAGGGGTCGTGCGCGACGCCGCCCAAATCATTGGCCAGCCAATGTATCGATTGAATGGCGACGACCGGATAACGCACGGATGCCTTGCCGGCAACGAATTCGACCGTTTCGGTTTGTTGCGCCGCTGCCCCCGCCCCGGCACCCAGATACACCGGCGGCGATCCACGGGTATGCCGTAGCGTCAAACCGGATCGCCACGGACTGGGGTACGCGCGCAGTTCTCCGGATAACGTATCGTCATCATCGGCCACGAACTCCAGCGCGTCGCGATAGTTGCCCTCCACGTCGACGATACGCACCCGGTTCACCGTCGCATCGACGCTGGGGCGGTCCTCTACCGCGAACACGATCCGATCATCGAGCACCCAATCCGTGGTGCCTGGCGACAAATCGGGAACCGATACCGGCCATGCTGGCCGCGCCAGCAGACTGCCGTCCGGCTTCGATTCCAGCCACCCGCCAGCCGCTTCGATGATCTGTCTTGCGATATCGAGCGGATACGCGCCGGATGCGGCCAAGCGGTTCGCCGGAATCCACCAATCGACCATTTGCCAGTCTACCGTTTGCTCCAACAAATCCTCGACGATGGACCGCGCCGTAGCGGGCTGATCCCACGTCCGATCGATGGCCAGCGCGCGCGGTTCGGCGTGGCGGCATACCGGCGATAAGCCGGTGACCGTCGCGACGGCCTCGACGTTGCCGTCATCGTCGATTCGCCGCGTCAGCTCTCGGCTATCGACCAAAAAGCGGAACGTCGTCCCAAACAGATCGACGTCGAACTCGGCATCGCGCTGAAACAGACAATAATCTGCCGGAACCAGCAACTCGATGTCCGCTTGCCAAAACGGCGATTGTTCCGATGCGGTCAACGAAACGGTCGCAAACGCAACCCGCCGCACGCCGACCGACAACGCGGGCGATAACGCAGAAACCACCGCCGATAGATCGAGCACGGTCCACGCTGCGGCATGTTCGGCCGAAAAGGCGTGCGGATCGATAGCCGTCCACGTCGCATCGTGTTCCGTGGCCTGGGCCTGCCACGCGGTCCACGTCGCATCGTGTTCCGTGGCCTGTGCCTGCCACGCGGTCCACGCCGCATCGTGCTCCATCGCCATCGCGACGACGGCCACTACCGACCACGACGTATCGTGTTCCGCGCCGAGCGTCGCCGTCCACGCTGCATCGTGTTCTAGCGCAGTGGAAACCGTCCACGCTGCATCGTGTTCCGTGGCCTGTGCCTGCAGCGCGGTCCATGCCGTTTCGTGGGAAGTGGCCCAAAACGTGTTCCAGGCCGCATCGTGTTCCATCGCTTGCGCGGTTGGACCGGGCTGCGATCCGGTCGCCGTCGAGTTGAGCGGCGCCGCGTTGAACGGTCCGGAGTTAAGGCTCATGCGCTATCGTTCAGTGCGTACTCGTTGCCCTGAATATCAGCCGCCGGGCTAAGCGTGCCGTTGCCGTTGCCGACCAATGTTGCGCCGGCGATGTAGTTATACCCGTATCGGTCGGCATAGCCGCCGTACCAATAGTTGCCCGTGGATCGAATGCCGCCAGCGAGACATCGCCCGCCCAACGTCGTAAATACGCCACTGCCACCATAGATCGCATCAAACGTAGACCCGACCGCGCCGCTGACCGCGCAGCCGTTTGCGTTGACGGTCCCTCCTGCCGTATACAGGGCGCTATGCGGGAACTTTGATAGGCATACATGATGAAGCGTAATCGGCGGCGAATATTCGGCATAGGCGCCGAAACGAAAGTTTGCGATCCCGACATTGGCGGGGCCAAAGCTTCCGGCATAAGCCGAAACGATGATCGGTGACCGCACCGAACGCACGCCTGCCGTGTCGATTGCGCCGTTGCCGACCATCGCCAGCTTGTCGACCAACTTCCACCATTTGGCGCCGCTTTGCATGCCGTCGCAGCCGGTAAACGATAGGATCGCCTTGACCACGTACAACGTGCCGGATGTCGAGCCGGATGGCTGGACGGCTGCTTGGTGGTAGCTGTTGATGGTGATGCGCGAATTGGCCGAATCGACCTCGGTCACCTTGTGGCAGCCAGACAGGTATTGCGGATTGGTGCCGCCGCTGGCGCTGTAAATCAACACGTAATCGTTGACGGCGACGTTGGCCGTGCTGCTGACGTTCAGCACCAACAGATGGTTACCTGCCGACCCCGATCCGCTTTGAATGCTCGAAAACGTTCTGGTGTAGAAATTCTGCCCGACGATGGCCACGCGATCTGCGCACGGAATATCGCTGACGATGGGCGCAGCATGGCTATAGGTGCCGTCGCCGATCTGGATGGTGACCGTCGCGTCCGACGCGATCAGCTTGTTTTTCAGCCACGACAGCGCCGCCGGCACTGTCGCGAACATCGCCCCGCTCGGCGCCACGGTCAGCGTCAAATCGACGGCAATCAAGCGAGGTAGTTCATCGAACAACGCTTTGTTTGGGGAAACCATCACGCGCGCCCCTTGGGCATGCGTGGCGGTTAACGCGTCGCAGGTCACGGTATCGCCGCTGCGAGCGGTACATCGAACCACTTCGTTGTCTTCGTCCGGACCAATGGTGGCCAGAAAATGCTCCAGCGTACCCGGTGACGGGAACAGCGCTCCGTCTCCGGTCGGCACGGTAAAACTGGTCGCGCCGATGCCGGTTGCGCTAGCGAGCGTCGAAACGGCGTTGTCGGAAACGATGGCGACGGACATCAAAAAATTCCTGCTGGCATGATGGAAAGGGGTTCGCTCGGATCGGATCGCTCGAACGGGTCTAGCCCGCCCGGATCGGACCATCGCACCCAAAACGCGGTTTGGGTCGCGCTCGGGTCGATGGTCGCCGCGAACCGGTCGAACCAGATCGCGACCGGTTGGCGCGCGTCTTTGGCATACCCAACCGCGCCGCCAGGATAAAGTACGTCTTGCACCGGGTTGTAAAACGCGGCACCTGGCGGATCGTCGTATTCGGCCGGCCACGGCGAAGGCGGCCCGGTGAACTGGGTTGGCGTGACCAATTGGTATTGCATCGCCGTCGTGGATGATGCGGTGTCGTCGACGAACGATTGCGATGCGACATCGATGTCGAGCGAGCCGCGCACGATGGCCGCAACCGAACCTTTCGCGCCGGTCTCTTCGACTAATTGTCCGGCGTCAGCCGGCGGCGTCGCCGAATTGGTTTCGTCGAACGTCCACGAATAGTTCCACGTTTGGTGCAGCACGCCTTGCACGTCGTATGCGATCAATCCTACGCGTGCAGCTTCGATATCCAGCCACCTAACCCAGCTACGCGCGCCTGCTATTTCATCGTTCTGTGCCGTATCGACGCGGCTAGATTGCGACACGTTGCCCGATACTGGCGTGTACGATCCAAGCCGCAAACCATCGCCGGTCCCCACCTGCGCGGTGTGCATCGCATAGTCGTATCCGCTCAGCGAATCGACGATCACCGCGCCGACGCTGCCGACGCGCAGCACGATTCGTTGGATGTTTCCCTGCTGGCCACCCTCATTCGTATCGCGCGAATAGGGTCCGATCGGTCCGATAGCCTCGTCCTTCGATGCCCAGTGATAATGTGAATCGGTTTTCCGCCATCGCAACACGTCGCCGTCTTCGATATCGAACCAGGCGATGGACAGAGTCTGACCCACATACCGCAGCGCGAACGGCACGGTTCCGGATAATCCGGTCTTGAACCAGTCATTCCAGATCAGCGTATCGAGCGATTCCTCGGTGTATTCGGCAGTGTCATTGAGGTAGTAGTTCGTAGTTGCCGTCGTCCCGGAAAAATAGGATCGGGCAGAGAGCGCGTAGGAATCGGTCGAAACGGCCAGGCCGAAGGAGCCGGACATCGCCGTGATCGTCGCCGACACGACGCGCGTTTCGTTGCTCTGGCGCGAATGGACGATGCACGATGCCGCCGTGCCGTCCGCGCTCGCGCGCCACGGGTGCGAGCGAACCGTTTCGTCGAACCTATCGTCCACCGCGTTCGCGTACAGCGTGCCCACCGTGCCAATGTTGCCGTCCGGCTTGATCCATCGCAGCGTATCGACCCAACAGTTCGTCGTCGCGAACAGCACCAATGGGCCATCGTCCGGCGTATCGATCACCCATGCCCCGGCGATCCATTCGGTCGGATGGGTATAGAGCGGCTTGCCGTTTTTGTAGATCGTTTTCGGAACGCTTTGCACCGCGTATCCCGCATCGGTCGGTACCAGCCATACCAAGGTCGCAACGTTGCTCCCCGCAGCGGACACGAACGGCACGAAGAAACCGAAATCGGCGGCCAGCGCATCCAGTTCGGTGGTGCTGGACCCGCCGACCGCAATCGGCGCATCGCCGTGCGGCGAATGCCAAAAGCTGTAGCAATCGCCGGTCGGGCCGTGCAAAAAGAATTGGTTGCCGCCGAACAGCTTGCGAAATCGCCGCACTTTCCCGCGCTTCTTGATCGCGCCAAGGCATTTAGCCTGCGATGCAAAATCGTGGGCGGCCGCCTTGGCTACCCCATACGGATAATCGTCGTCTGCGGGCGGCACGCGGCCGTATGGCGCGTTCTGTGTGCGCGGATAGTACGAAATGCCATGCGGCTGCAAGGACCAGCGCGCGCCACGGTTGATCGGTGGAAACCGGCCGCTCATTCGGTCGTCACCGGCCCGTATGCCGCAGCCACGTCGGCCATAATCGCCGACTTGTTGACGCGCGAAAAGGCCGCTTTCCATTCGTCGCTCGGCGGCGTGGCGAACTTGATGAAAAATTTTGGCCGGTAACTTGGTTGTAACACATAGGGCTGCACGATCGGGACGTGGTACCAGCGCCAGACGATGCTGCCGATCTTGTTGATCAGCGCGATCCGGTGGGGGCGCTCGTCGGTGAACGAGTTGTCCGGATCGCGCGCTTCGATTTCCGGATGGTCCGGGTACGATCCGTCTTCGGTCCACCCCGGCGGCAATTCCCACGCGCCATCCGGATCCAGCACCACCTTTGTGTAGACCCGGTAACATTCGACGTATTGCTGCGACTGTGCCGATTCGATTCCCACGTCGATCTGTGCCGACTCGCCCAAATAGAACGCGTATACGATGCCGGAGCTGAGCGTCAGCCCACCGGAAATCGGATCGTAGTCCACATCGTAGCGGTAATACACCAGCCGGTAGTTCGCCGTGTACGTCACGCGCACCGCGCCGTGGAACGACACGTCCGACACCGCCTCGCCGGTATCCGGATCATAGTGCAGCGTCGGATACACCTCGTTGCCGGCCGAGTCGAACGCCACGTCGAGCGAGTAAAAAACCACGTCGTCGTTCGGATTCGGCCGTTTCAAGCGAGCGGTTTTCCCCCCGCCGAAATCCAAGATTTCGTCGAGCGCTTCGACTCGCGTTTCGCCCAAATGCGCGGTGCCCCGCGTCGCGCGCAGCGTTGCCGAAACGTCTGGATATAACCGGATCGGGATAAACCCGTATTCCGCATAGGGGCCGAGATGCATCTCCAAGGCCAGCACAACATCGGGCGCTGGCGGATTAAACTCGACGGATAGCGACGCGGATTGTTTGGTCGTCATGGCATTACCCATCGAAGAAGATCAGCAGCTTGCGGGTATGGCCCTGCAAATCGCTGGCGCCTGCCGGCACCAGCAGCCGCTCCCAAAACCCGGCCGAAGCCGGCGTCGTCTGGACTTGGACGGTGTCGCCCGTTTGGAACGTACCGCCCCACGCCGCAGCAAGCACCGAAAAATACGGCGATCCGAAAGCGGCGTTGTTGGGCGCGAACACCGAGTTGATGTTGCCAGACCCCACCGATCCGATGGTATCGCCCGTGCACGAGAACGCGGTGGCGCTCGAAAAGGTAAGCGTCCAGTTTTGATACAGGCCACCGATGGCGTGGCACGTCATCGCCCCTTCGTCGAACGTGCCGGCCGCGCTGGCAATGGACGGCGCGCCGACTGCGGCTTGGATCGTCCCCAGCGGCAGCAAGCTGGTCGCGTAAGCGGTCGCCGCCGAATAGCCGTTCGCCAGCGTACCAGCCAGCGGTACAGTCACCACGTCGCCCGCAACGCTCGGCGTCCCGCTGACGGCGTGGAATTCGAGGTTGCCGGCTCCGTTGACCGTGGCGCGATCCGTGATGCAGATCGCATCGCCATCCCGAAAGACGATGTCGGTGCCTTTCTCCACCAGCACGGCGATGCTCGATGCCCCGGCCGACACGTCGGCGTCCAGCTTGCCGCAGCCGTACAGCGTGCTACCGACGCCGGATTGCACATCGGTTTGCGTGCCGGCCAACAGGTGCAGGCGGATGTCGCCAGGCGCCGGCTTCAGCAGCCCGATGCGGGCGTTGCCGACCTGCAAATCGTCGGCGTTATCGATTTTCAGGAAATGCTTCCGGTAGCGCGTCGCGCCGGCAACCGCCAACGCCGGGTCGACGGCTGGCCACGCATAATTGGTTATCCCGGACGGCAACGCAGTCGCGCTCATGCGTCCGCCGTTGCTGGCCGTGTCGTCGTTGGTGATGGAGCGGTAGATTTTCGCTTCGGACGCGAGTACGGGCATCTCAAACCTCGATCAAATAAATCGTGCCGGACAGATAATCGCCGAACGGATCGACCGGTTCGAGCGCGAACGGCCCGCGCGCACGATCGAACACGACGGTCTTGGCGATGCTGGGGTCATCGTCGCGTTGCAGTACCAGCGACAGCGGCTGGCCGGCAGTTTCGGCCATCGCCATCAACAGCAATCCGGTCTCTCGCTTGATCCAACAATATTTCGGATCGGCCAGCAGCGAGAGCGGGCGTCCCCGGCGTGGATTCTCGGCTACGTGCAGATTTCCGGCCAGCGCGAAACGGCGCGTTTGACCGACGCCTGGCCGGGCGAATTCGTCGATCCATTCGAGCGGGGACTCCATGTTCGGGTCGAAGGTCAGCGAACCGAGAGATAGCGCGCGGTACATTATTTGCTGCTCGCGTTGCGCCGCAGCTCGTCGAGCAAGCCGCCGAGCGACGAACCGTTCGCGCCACCCTGCGGCACGAGCCGGACCGGGATAGTGATTTGCATCTTGTTGGCGTCTGCGACGAACGCGCCGAGCGTTTTGCGTGCCGGATCGTCGTCGGCGGAGATCGTGGCCGCGATGTCGGCGCGGTCCGCCGTCTCTTGCAGCAGCTTAACGTTTTCGTCCCGCAGCCTACCGAGCAACGATATAGCCTCGCTCTCGTTTTGCACTTGCGAAGCCAGCGCATCGGCGCGCTGCAAAAGCCCCTGCCGCAATTCTGCATTCGCACGTTTCTCGGCTGCCGTCGCGTCGTCGGACAGCTCAAGTCTCGCGAGCGTCGCGCGGGCGATCAGCGTTTGGGCATCGCTGGCAATTTGCGCGTCGCGCTGGGCATCGGTCAGTCCCTTGGCGCGAACGGCCGCGATGCGCGCCTCGTAATCCATCGAGGTCAGCAAAATCTGGTTGTGGGCCTGCAATCGCGCGTTCGTTCCGTCGAGCAGAGCCGACACCTTCGGCACCGCGCCTTGCGCTGTAGCGGCCCACTGCCGGTAAATATCGATGATCGATCTGGCCTCGGCGCGCGTTTTAGAGCCGTTTATTGCGGCCTGGAACGCGGTGGCAATTTGTGGCGTAGTCGCCTGCGCGTTCTGCGTAATGTGCCGAAATGCAGCGATGATGTCTTGGCCGCTTTCGGTGATGCGCGTCGCCAGCAATTTCTGTTCGACGCCTAACCGATCCAGCGCGGTGCCCAGAACCGGCGACAGCCTGGCCGTTTCGGCCAGCTTATCCGCTTCGGTTTGCAGCGCGGATGCTGCCGCGCGCGCGGCGCTCGCCTCTGCTTCTTTCGCCATCGCCGCGCGTTGGGCGGTCAACAGGTTTTTCTCTTCGACGGGGGTCAGTTGTTGCTGGCTGGCTTTGATCTCTTCCAGCGTCCTCGCTTTTAGCCGTGCCGCGATGGCTTCCGCTGCGGCGATCCTGGCCGTTTCGTCGGCCGCCGTGGCGCGCTGTTGCGCCAACGCGATGGACTGGCGTTCGGTTTCGGCCAGGTCCTTGCGCGCCTTGGCTTGCGCCAGCAGCGACTCGATGCGTTGTTGCTCCGTCTTGTCGAGCTGCTGATTCGCCTTGCGGTCGTCTTCTTGTAGATCGGCCAATTTTTCGAGCGCGATCACCTTTTCTTGCAGCGCCGCGATTTCCTTGGCGTCGCCGTCGGCCAGCGCCGCTTGGCGTGCCTTCCGTTCGTCCAGGATCTGGTTCAGCCGATCTTGTAGCGCGACCCCCCGTTGGTTTGCGGCATCGAGCGCGGCTTGGCGACGGCTGAGTTCGTCGGTGGCGCTAGCAACGTTGCCGTTCGCCTGTCTGACTTGCTCCAGCCATCGCACTTGTTGTTGCACGCTTTCGCTCAGCGCGTCGACTTCGCGTCTTTGGCCGCGCATCTGCCCTTCCAGATCCAGCCTAGACGCATCCAGTTGCGCGGCCGTCGATTTTTTGAGCGCGTCGGCGTACTGCTCGGTGGATGTGGCCAGCGCGTCGGTCGGTTCTTTCTGGCGCGAGAATGCAGCGTACAGCAAGCCGAACGCCGCCACTGCCGACAAGATCAAGCCGCCTGGTCCAGCCAACACACCGAGCACGCGAGAAAACAAACCGGCACTGGTCGCCGCCCCGGCAGCTTGCAGCGCGTTCAGCTCCGCTTGCGCCGTCGCGTAGCGTAGCGTGGCCGCTGTGGCCGCTTGCGCTGCCGCTGTAGACCGGAGCCTGGCTTGCGCGAGGTTCTGCTCGGTGACCCCATATCCGAGTTCGGCCTGTAGCGCGACGACGATCTGTTGCGCCAGACGCTGTTCGGCCAGCGCCCGGTTGTATGCCGCTTGCGCCGCCGCAACGTGCCCTTCTGCCGCTGCCACGGCCGCCGCCTGCTGCTGGGCCGTCGCGATGGCTTGATCCCGTGCCGCCGCCCGTGCCGCGACGGATGCCGCCACCAGGCCGTATAACGACTGTGTGCCGCGCGCGACCGATGCGGCGATGCCGGCCCCGAGCAACGCCGCGACCAAATCGAGGTTCTGGCCGAGCAATTGGAGCGTGGCGACTGCTTTCTGGCTCGCTCCGGTCTGTTGATCGAGCTGGCCGACGAACAAGACCGACGCGTTGTAGAGTTTGCTGGCCGCCTGATCGATGGTCGGAACGATTTGACCGTAAGCGCGATCAATCTCGTCGGCCTGCGATAGCAACGCCTGCGAAATAGCCGCAGCCGTCAACCGGCCGGCCGTGGCGAAATTGCGTAATTCACCGGTCGAGATGCCTAGCCCCGCCGCGATTCGCTTCATCAGCTCCGGGGCGACTTCCATGACGGCATTGAATTCTTCGCCGCGCAGCACGCTGGCATTGAATGCTTGGGTCAACTGCAAGGTAGCGCTGGCGTATTCTTGGGCGCTGGCATTGCCGAGCTGCATGCCTTTTGCGATCAGCTCCGTCAGCCGCGCGGTCTGTTTTTGCTCAATCCCCAAGCTTTGCCCGGCAATCGACACCCGCGCATAGAGTTTTGCCGTCGTTTCCAGATCGGAATTGGTCCGGCTGGCGATGTCGGTGACGGTCTCTAGCGCTAATCGGAACGCCTCTTCTGAATCGGTCGCGATGCGCAGGCTGTTCGTCAGCCTCGTGTATGCGTCGGCGCGGTCTTGGAGTTCTCTGCCCGTTCCGATCCCGGCGATGGCGATCAACAGCGCATAAAAAGACCGTAGCGCCGCGAGCGTCTGGCCGACGGCCTGGCCGATCCCCGCCGCGCCATCCCGCACCCGAGACAGCGCGCCGCTCGCTGCATCGTGCGCGGTGAGCAGCAGGCGGACGACGACTTCGCGGATCCCGGCCATGCTCAAACACCGTCGGCAACGACCAGCGTCAACCGCTGGTCCGCCGCCCCGTGCCGGTCTATCCAGACGAATCCATTGGGATAGCCCGGGCTATAAAAAATCAGTTGTGCCGGATAGTTCCCCGGGTCAGAAAAAGATTGCCCGAGAGTGCAGGCCAGCGTTCTTGCGGCCGCGTCGAGCACCAACGCCGCCGGCGTCGCCTGACTATCGACGACGACCGTTTCGGTCGCCAGCACGATGCGGTTCACGCTCACCAGAAAATCGCCGATATCGACCGCGTTTTCCTTGTCGTCCTCCATCGACAAAGCCAGCGTTTCCACGTTGTCGCGGCCAATATATACCGGTATCTTCATGTGCGCCGAACGCGAGTCACAAATGTGTCCCGAGCATATCGCGGTAAACGCGACGCACGAGAAAAGGATGGCAGTCCGGATAGCGTAACCAGAACGGCCGGCATCAAACTTGCCGACGACGACCCACCGGTCGTTAATCCTCCGCTGGAGACGTAATCGAGCAAGAACCGCAAAGACGCCGCGCCGCCTATGGTCAGCCCGCCGCTGGCGACATGCGAGAACGCACCTGCCTGTAGCGTTGCGGATGCAGCTCCGCCTATGGTCAGCCCGCCGCTGGCGATTGCCGTTTTGACGAGCTTTTGGTTGCCAGTGCCGCCCGTCGTGACGCCGCCAGAAACGGAATAATTTTGCGTTTGCTTGATGCTACCTGATCCGCCGGTCTCTATCCCGCCAGACGAGGCGCTTGCATTGGTCCGCTTGAGTCCGGCCGCGCCGCCTGTCGTTAGGCCACCGCTTGCCGTGTAGCTGTTCGATCCGGTTGATGTCAAAGACGCGGTAGCCACGCCACCGGCAATCATCCCGCCCGTCGCGTGCATGGATTGCGTGCGCTTGAGTCCGCCAGATCCACCAGCCGTCACGCCACCCGCCGCAGTAGCGGTCTGGGCACGCTTCATGGCCGCCGATCCGCCAGTCGTAACGCCGCCCGAAGCAGTGGCGGTCTTGATGAGCTTGAGCGGGGCTGCGCCTCCGGCAGTCGTGCCGCCGCTCGCCAGGCTTGCAAATGCTCGTTTCAGCGTGGCCGCGCCGCCTGTCGTTAGGCCACCGCTGGCGGTCGTGGCCTTGGCCAGCTTCAAGGTGCCGACTCCGCCGGTGGCCAGGCCTCCGCTTGGCGTATAGCTGTATGTGCTCCCCCCGCTGAAACTCTTGAGGAGAAAAGCGGCAGGAACAATATTATTTTGAGCTTGCGCGATAACTGACGAAGCGCCAGATTTATACGAAGCTCCAATGCCAGCAGAATTATACGGAGCTAATGCTGCAATCTGTGCTTGACTGTTATTGTTTACTGTTGGGGTATCTCCATATTTATACATCCCTAAAATAGCCATATCTCCGGCTAATACACCAGTAAACGATGCGGTCCATTCTAAGCTAGAGCCATCTCTTGATTGCGCTTGCTCCCAGTTAGAAACTCCGGAAAAAAACGCAATAACAAGATTAACGCCTTCTGTACTTGACGAGTTGCGAGTTTTATAGAATGTTTTAGTTCCAGTTCCCGGCCAGTTCGGAGAAGAACTCAACATTCCATAGATTTCAATTTGATTAGAGCTAAAATCAGCGTTCCACCGCTGTCCGCGAATCAACGTAAAATCATTACCAGAACCATCAAAATTAATTGCACTAAGTAATGGCGTGGAATATCCAGCAGCGAAAACGATAATGCAATTTGCATTTGCCGGTATATCAACATCAAACGATGTTGTTGCATTATTTGAATTGCTATAAACCGTGCCTACTTGTGCTACAGCCACGCTATTTATCTCCAGTCTCGCCCATAAGCTACTTTGACCTAATGGGATTGTTTTCGCGACAGAGATTGCTTGTGTTAGTGTCGCCCATGTTGAAAATCTACCGTCAGGAGAAATAGCGCGGACGCTCGCATTAATAACCGTTCCGGCCTTGGCATCGAATATCAGTTGATTTCCAGCGATATTCGATACGCAATTACCGTTAATGCATGCTTCTGTTGTTGTTCCTTCCGGCCAATCATCGCCCTTCCTCCATTCAAGCGTGTAAGCATTTGCTGAAATAAGCCAAAAAAGGGCGATGATGTTTATTATCAGCCGCATATTACAGTCCGGCGCGAACGACAGTAATAGTCAGGCTGTTCTGACCCGCCGGCTGCGTCGCCGGGTGCGACGCAGTAGCAGCAACCCAAGCCGTCCAGGGAGAACATAGGTCGAGGTTGCATGCTTGCGCGGCAACCTCGATTGTTTGTCCCGGATTCGCCGTTACCGCTACGGACCCTCCCGGCGTCGCAAGGCCGGTAATAGCGGTTTCAGCACCGCCATTTACGCGATATTTGGCTTCGTAGACTGGCGCATCGGTCGGGAGATAGGCAGTCGGATCGGTCCAGCCGAACGTGACTTGGTACGTGTCGGCCAGCGCTGGAGCTGATAAAACAGCGAGCAATGGTAAAGAAAACAATGCCTTTTTCATGCGAGCCTCAAAAGTATCCCATCGACGCAAGCGTTTCTGCGTCCGTGTGGGCGATTCGGTTGGCCGGGATCGACGCGACGGGCGCGATGACGAGCGCCGACCAAGGGTAATTTTCGATGGGCAGATCGGCGTCTTCTGGGCCAAGCAAGTCGGCCGTGACGAACTCTTCGACGCGCGTTCCGTCCTCGCGGCGGGAACGCAGAACCGCGCCTTGGCTGGCCAGCAACGCTGCCGACGGCTGCCACGGCCTGACCTGAATCAGTCTCGTTTCGCCGGATTCTCCGACGATGTGAAATTCTTCGCGTGCTCCGTCTTTGCGCTCCGTGCGATACAGCAGCCCGACACGGGATCGATCATCGACCGCCCATGCGCCTTCTCTCGGAAATTCTTTTTTCGCCACGATGCCCCCTTATTCAGCGGTGATCTGCGGAGTAATTTTGATTTGGTCACCGGTGTTGGAAATGTTGAATGGTGCAGTCGTGAAGCGCTCCGCCCACACCAATTTTCCGCTCGTCACCTGCGTGAAGTAATAGCCGTACACGTTGCCTAGTGCGCCGGTGAAAGTGAACGTTTGTTCGGCATAGGCGGTATTGGTCGGCGCGCCTGGCGTTGTCGTCCAGTTCGCAGCCGTGAACGTGATGGCCGCGTAACCGTTTCCGCTGGCTTCGGTATACGTCGCTTCGGTGTCCGTTTCGGCCGGGGTGGTGTTGCTGGTATAAAGCCGCAACACGAGGTTTTGACCGGCCGTTTTGCCGGTGAATGCATCGAGCAAGATTTGCTCGCCTTGATTCGGGACGACTAGAGCCATGAACAATACTCCGATAACTAATTGCTCGATCGAGCTGGCCGATTACTCGTCCTCATCGTAGTAATACGACGCCGTTTGGCCGGCCGCTAGCTCAGGCGTCACGATGAGATTCCCGGAGCTGAACGCATCGGTGATGGCCTCTAAATTGCCGTCTGGCGCGATGATGCCCTGCGGAACGAGGACGATGCAGTTCTTTCCGCTGGCTTGGTTGACCCCGTCGAACTTGATCAGATAGCGGTTCGGCAACCCGACCGACCCGCCAACTCGCGTTCCGGTCCATGCCGATTCGGTGTAGCTGACCAGCACCGACGCGCCATCGGTCGGCGCACCGGCCACGCCGGACAAGAACTTGATCCAGCCCATGCGGCGATTCATGACGAAATGCGTGTTTTCGGTGTATGCCGGCGTGGGGCCGGGGTCGGCGGTGGCAGTGACCGGGGCGCTGGTAAAATGGCTTTTTAGCAGCGGCACGTACTGATCGAGCTTGACGACGACCGATTCGTCCGCTACCGCACCGCCGGCTGCGGAGAGTGCGCTCTTGGCACCGCGCAACTGGATCGCCAGAAAATCCGGCGTGAATTCGTCGTTGCCGATCGTGATCGACGCGCCCTTGGTCACCAACACAAACGAATTCAGCGTCGATCCGTTGTTATCGCGACCTTTTCCGAGCCGCCGTTTGGTTTCCAGCGCTCCCGGATTGATGGTGAGAGCCGTCGCGTTGAGCGAATCGAAAAAATACGTCGGTTGGGCACCGGCCGATGCCAGCGGCGCCAAATGGCAGTTTCCGATCAGCGATAGCGCGTTGTAGGACATACAGTCTTTCCTATGTGAGTTTCTTGCGCCAAATGACGCGGATATTCATTCTGCTGCCGACCGTCGGCCTGAACAGATCGCTGTCCGGGTCGATGCTGAGCACGTCGATTTTCATGACCGTGCCGTCACGTGGCACAGTTTCTAGCGCGACGGCAACGGCCGATTCCAGCGCCTCCAGCCTGTCGTCGGCCAAGGTTGGGTCTTCGTGCGTCGTCCAGATTTCCAGAACCAGTTCTTGTTCACCCGCCGGCCGACCGTAGAGCGGTTTTCCGCCCGTCGCGCCGCGCAGCACGCGCACGGTATCGACGGTCGGCACTTCGGCATCGCCGCTCGTCGTTACATCGATTTCGCCGTGCAGCGCAATGCGCAGCGCCGCCGCAACGATCTGCTTTAGCTCAGACCACATCGCCCAATACTTCTGAGATGGCGTCGCCGACTCGGTCTTGCAATCGAGCGGCTGCTCGGGTGGCGGTCGGCGTCAGATAATCGCGTCCTTTGATGCCGCGCCGCTGGATCGCTCGCGCGATGGCCCATGCAGTCGAACGGTCGGCGCCGATCCGCTTGACCCGCATCCAATCCAGAATCTTCTGCGGAGGGGGCAAGCGCCAGCCAGGCCGGCGGCCGTCCAGCACGTAGCGGGCATAACCGACATGCGGCGCAACCTGCCAGGTCAGCGGATCGACCCGGTCGGCGGCGACGCTGTTGATCAGCAGCGAGGTGGCCGCGATGCGTTGCCCAGCCATTTCGCTTTTCATGTCTCGGGCCGATTCGTGCGCTTGTCTCGCGAGCAGCCGCCCTAGCGCCCATCGCAACTGCTCTGGAAAGCGGGCGAGGTTCGGCAGGTGCGGTGCTTCGACGCGAATCTCGATCATGCGCGTTCCCACTCCGCCAACAGCTTCTCGTAGAGATACGCTGGCGTGCCGGCCGTCGGCAGTCCAACCAGTCCTTTTTGGAGTTGCACGACCGTGGTATCGGCGGACAGCTCGCGCATGGCCTCGATCAGCGCGGCCAACAGCACCAATGGTTGATCCGCGTCGGCCAGCGTGATGCGCGTGGCCGATATTTCGTGCTTCGCGAAATAGGTGTAGTGCACCGTAGCGCCCCAGCGAGCGATCTGTGCCGAAGACGGTTCCGGCACTAGCCGCCAGTACGGCATTGATGCGATTTCGATTCCGATCATGCGCGGAATCCACCCAACAAACCCTTCGTCCCACGGGTTGCCGATCAACCCTTTTCCCCAATCCGTCGTCGCGAACTCATACGAATCGGACGGCGCCGGGTAGTCGGATTGCCCCGCCACCGCCTCTAGCTCGGCCGACACCCATCGCTGGCGCTTCATTGACACGCGCGTTGCGGCCCCGGCCAAATGCCGCTTGAAATCGGCGTTGTCCGGCGACGAAAACCGAGCCTCGGCTTTGCCGAGCTGGGCTTTGTGAGCGAGGAGCAGATCGGCGAAGATCACGCGCTACCCTTCGCCGTTTTCTTGCCGGACGGTGCCGTATCGGGTGTCAAATCCGCGTCGCCGCCGTCCTGCGCACCGTCTGGCAGCGACGTATCGATGCCGTTACCGTCCTCGACGGACGCAGCGGCTACGCGACGCTGGTCGGGGAGATTGAAAATCGCACCGTCCGGCACGTCGCGCGATCCGCCAGGCGGAACCAGCTTTCCGGCGACGTACATCGGAAAGGAGAACGAATTGACGTATAGCATGGCGCCACCCGATCAGGTCGCCGCCGTGCGGGCGTCGGAGTCGTACACGATCACGCTGGTCAGCCGGTTTTGGATCGGCGTCGGCACGTGGATGGCGTTGTACTCCTCGCCGTAGGCAATGCGTTCGCCGGTCGGTAACCCGGATGCGTTGACCGCCTCGAATGGCGTTCCGGTGCTGAACGGCTTGGCGACCACGTAGGACAGCGTACCGCGTTCGCCCAAGATAATGCGCTCGTCGCCCAGGTCGATAGCCGGGGCATTGGTCCCGTATGCCGGAATGCCTTTGATGGCCGCCAAATCGCCGACGACGCTCAGCGCGGACCCGGCCCGGGCCGCTTCGGCCGCGAACTGGCGCGCGTTGGTCAGAGTGTCGTTCAACACCGGCGACATCAACAGCATGTCGGACATGATGTAGCGGTCTGCGGATAGCATCGCCTTGCGGGAGCCGACAGCGCGCAGCGCGCCATTGAGGTGATCTTCCAGCGCGGTGCTGGCCGGCAGTTTGCTATCGAACTTCACCACATTGTTCGCGCTGGCATAGGTCACCGTGTTGGTGCCGGTGTTGGCCGGGCCAGTCGGCACGCCGGCTTCGGTGACCAGACGGATAAATCCCAGGTTCGCATTCTCCAGCACCCAATAAATTCCGGCCGCTTGCGTGCCGGTTCCATCGTATTCGGAGCGAACCGTGCTGTTGATGGTGACGACGATGGGATTGATCGCCGACCCGATAGCCCCCCCCTGCAAATCGCGGTACTGCTTGGGGCGAACGATGGGCCAATTCGTCGTCTTGAGCAGCGAATTACTGCCGTTCAGTTGTGCGGCGACGCTTTCCGCCGCGTTGGTGGTCGCGCCGTAGGCATCCGCGCTGCGTTGCAACTCGTTGGCGATGCGACGCGCTACGAGTTCGCGCATGACTTGTGCATTGCTTGCTACGTTGCGGGCGTAGGCGTCCCAATCGATTTGGCTAGAGCGGCTGAACTGCGCTACCTCGTTGGAGATGCGCATGGAGAGCGCCATCTTGTTCACGTAGGCGGTATCCATCTTTTGCTCGACGCTCGCGCGCGGGATGCCGCCCGATTCGTAGACGATGCCGTCGTTGGCGATGGTTCCGGTTTTGCGAAGCTCGTATGGAATTTGCGTCGTCGCTTGCGCGAGCGGGTCGGTGAGCACCTGCACCAGAGCGAGCACGTTCAAGTCGGATAGCGCCTCGCGGATCACGGTGCGCTGAAAACCGGCCGGTACGTTGAGGTTGCCAACCGTGGTCGAACCGCCGTCGGCCAGCCGCTTGGCTTCTTCGTGCAGCGCGGCGCCGTTGTTCCGGTCGAATTCGGACAGGATGCGGCGCACGGCAGGATGCAGGTCTTTGTCCGCTTTCAGTCTCAGCTTGTTGTTGCCGAACGATAAGCTGTTTTGGAGCTGTTGATTAATTTGTTCTTGCAACTTGAGCGGCGATTGGTCTTCGCCGGAGCTGATCCGCGTCGAGCCAGACGGTGCCCAGCCCAGGCCGGCCAGCTTGGCGGTGACGGCCATTTGTTCGGCCAGCTTGATCTGTTGCGCGGCGAGCTGCGAGACCTGTTGCGGGCTGAATCCAACGTCCAATAGATCGACGCCGGCCAGCAACATAGCGCGGGTCGCTTCCGGCAGCGCCGCGACGCTGGGCGCTTCGTTCAGCAGCTTGGCGTATTGCTCGCGCCGCTCGGCTAGAGTCTTGGCGCTGGCCGCAGCCGCTTCGTTTTCGCGCTGGCGCTCGGCCAGCAGCAGCTTGCGCACGTCGTCTTCGGTCAGCGTTTTTTCGGTCTTGCCCGGTTCGGTCTTCGCTGGCTGCTGGATCGTCAGATTGATCGTAGCCGGTTTGTCGCCGATGGATTCGGCCAGCTTCTTGCCGACCCCAGCGATTTCAGCAGACAGTTTGGCGAGCGCTGCATCGTCTTCGCCCATCGCCTTCGCTCCGGCCGAGAATGCTTCGCCGAGCTGATCGACGACGGGCTTGGACAGCCCGGCTTCGGCCAGGAGTTTAATCAACTGTTCGAGATACTTGTTCATGTGGCGTGTGGCCTCGTCGATGAGCTGCGCCGCCAGGGCGCCGTGGATGCCGGTCGGTTCGGCAAGTTGGATAGGGTCTAGGCGCTTGATGACCGGTCTGATGGTGAGCGCGGCGCCGAACAGGGTGGGGCCGTGATGATCTCGGCGTTCGTTGTCGACATAGTCGTCGGCGAACTCGGCGGACAGGTATTGGTAGCCGCGTTCGGTTACGGCGCGGCGACCGAAAGGCGTCCATTCCACGTCGGCCAGCAACCGGTCGCCGTTGACCCAAAGTCGGATGATCTTTCCGGCCGATCCGTCCTGCGGACGGTGAGCCACGTCAAGAAAAATATCCTGGCCGTAAGTGCGCTGTTCGAAGTTCCTCACCATGTCCGATAACATGGTTGGCGTGATCTCGAAATCGCCGTAGCGCGCATCGTGGAAACGGCCGGCTCGCGTGATGGTAACCGGCTGCGGCATGGCAGCCAGGGCATACAACCCTATGCGCGCCGACACGGCACGCCGGGCACCGGATTCGGCTTGGGTATCCAGGGCGAAGCAGCGGAAAAAGGCGCTGGCGGACGGCATGCCGTGCTCGCCAGCCAATGGCCTCACCCCGTCGAGAAGTTCGTTCATGGCGCTGTGCTCCGAGTCGCTTCGATGATCGCGCGGCATTCGCTCAGCGAAGCGCGTAGCAAGATGTCTCGCTCCGCGATGCGCCACCATACGTCGGCTTGAATATGATCGGCTTCGTCCGCCGAAACGGTCGGCAAGGTCGGCGTTGGCGGAACGGGAAGCGGCACGACGACCGGCGCCGGCGACGCGGCGCAACCGGACAACAGCAAAGCCAGCAGCAGGCTACGCGCTGCCATGATGGTCGGCCCAAAACTTGATCAGGTACGCCAGTCCGCCGGACGCGAACACGGCAACGGCCCAGCCGATCTTTCGCGTGTTGGTGCAAAAAGCGCAGATTTCGACCTGCTGGGCTTGCACCGCCTGCAACCTTAAACCGTGCTCTTCGATGGTGGCCCACACTCGCTTTGAATCCTCCAGATGGAGCGCTAATCGTTCGTTGATCGCCGTCTGGGCTTCGATGGCCGCCACCGCTCTCGCGAGTAGCGTCGCGTGTTGTTCCACCGTGTTCTCCAACACGGCGATGCGCGCCATGTCGTTCATGGCTTGGCCAACTGGTCGCGCCGGCCGTGGCCGCGCAAGGTTTCGCGCATCTTGGCCAATTCGTTGTGCCCCACTTGACGCGCTTTGGTCCTGGCTAGCTCGATGGCGGCTAAGGCATCGGCCTGTTGCTCTGCCATCGCGGCGCGCGTTTCCGCTGCGATGGCGCGAGACTTGGCGCGACGGGCATCGGCGCGGCTGACGCCGAAGGCGACGGCCAGCGCGGCAGCGAGTACAGCGAGCAGTTCGGTCATGGTTTGCGGTGCTCTCGGATTTGCTTGACGACGGCCGCGCCGATCAGCGCCACTACCAGCAGCAGAAAAGCCGGTTTAATCCAATCCGGTTCGATGGCGGACACTTGTTGAGCAGCGGAGATGGCCTCGCCGAGATGGTTTTGCATCAGCTCGGTTGCCGCCAGTCCCAGGGCGCCGATCCCGGCTCCGGCGGTGGCGATCACGTCGGGCTGCTTGACGATGGGTTTTCGCGGCGGCTCGATGCCGGCCAGCTTCAGCCCGGCGTCGAGCGTGTCGGCGTCGTAGGGGTTGAACCCGTTTTCGTGCGTGATGATCGCGGCGACCAACGCGCGCAGGGTGGCGTAGTCGTACACGTCGAGCGTATCGTCGATGCCGATCTGGGTCAGTTTGGCGACGTGCTCGGCATACGCTCCGGTGTCGTTTTCGACCGGAGGCGCCCAGCGGTCCACGATTTCGCGGATGGTGTCGATCTTCGATCCATCCTTCGCGCGGCGCTTGTCTTGATAGGTGATCAGCACGCGAGCGATGGCACGGATGCCCCATTTCGGCGCGTCGAAAACGACGAAGCGGGAATCGCCGGATTGATCGGCCGATTGGCCTTGCCAACGCACGCCGGGCTGGCGGTCGATGTTGCCGGGGTTGTTGTTGCGGATACCGCGCGTGAGTTTTTTCGTGGTCATGGCAGCCTCGCGTCGATGCAGCCGTAAGTAATCAGCTCAAGCTGGATGCAACGGGATTCGCACAAATCTTCGTGGTGACGCTCCGTCACGCTGGACTGATGCAGGTCGTTTTCCACATCCTCCGTCGCCAGCCTGAGCAGGCGGAGCGATGGCAGCCACGAGACATCGATATCTACATCGTTCAGCAGCATCATCCACAAAAACCGATAGGCCGTACCCGTTGCGGGTTCGGCCTATCTTACAACTTTATTTTGTGGTTTCTACTATTTTTTTTTGTAAAGCGGCGCGCTGGAAATAGCACCATAGCGATCAACTCGCCAACCCAAAGCGACGAGTCGCCGGGGCATCACGACGTTCGCCATTCGTCGTCAAGCCAACCAACGAATTTCGACGCGTATCGGAACGTGCGCTCGAACAATTCTTCGTCGGTGGTGACACCTTGGAGGTCATCATCGGAAAGCCCGGCATCCATGATTTGTTTGCGCATCTCGATCTTCATAATGATCCCGACGTGTTGGATATCGCTGCCGGGATAGGCATACAGGTATCGTTTGTGTTCAGGAGCTTTCATCAGATTTTCCTCCGGACGAGGGCGCGTTTCCCGGCGCGCCCATCGGTCAAGCGATCAACACCGTCGCAACATCGGCACCCGTTCTTCGATTGCGCAGCCGAACAAGTACAAGTAGTTCACGATGCGCGGGTCTGGACGGAAATGCCGGTTTCGCTCCATCAATTCCAGGATGAGCGACAAGTCGGCTTGGGCGTTTTGGATGATCTCGATGTCATCTTCTCTCGTTTGTTCGATATCCTCGTACATGGCGGCGCTCCTCTCGATCAGTCTCGCGTGGCGGGCAAATCGAGCTTGCGCTGGCGCTGGCCGCGCATCGCTGCCATGTGGTCCATCTGGCGTTGGGACAGGTCGGACGGGAAGCCGTACCAGGTCATCAGCGCGGTCATGGCGAACACGTTGCCGCGACCGGCTTCTTTGATGCAGGTTTCCAGCAGCACGTCGCGCTTGCCGGCGACGGCCGCCACCGATTGCCATTTCTGCTCGCACTCGATGAAGTACCGGCGAACCTCCCGGCCTTTGGCGTTGCGTTCCACCATCGCCAGTTCCTTGGCCGTGTCCAGGGTGAGGAGGTAGTCGTAGGCGGGACGGCCACCGGTACTTTTCCCCAAAACGGGGGAAAAGTCCTCCTCCTCGACGAAGCCGTATTCCTCAATTCGATCTTTGATCCAGGTGGAAAAATCGCGGCCCACTTCCATGAAGACGTGCAGATCGCGGGCGTTGACGGCTTGGACGGAGCGAGCGCCGATGGTGGCGGAAACGACAGGAACGAGAGCAGTGGTCATGATGATCTCCATTGGTTCAGGAAAATTCCCGCACAAGCGGGCGGGAAGGGCGCTCCTACGACCAATGATCGTCCGGGGCCTTGCGGCTTGCCGACACCCTCCCCATAGATGGGTAGGGCACAAACTAAAAAACCGCGCTGACCGGGCGGATACGACACTGGTTTAGGAGATTCCAGCCTACACCCGCTCGGCGGCGGCGTCAATCTCGTCCTAGCTCGTACCATCCGGCCGGCGTCTTCCACAGCACCATGCCGCACCGCTCGCACCGGAAGATTTTTCCGCCTTCCAAGGCGAAGCGAACGAATCGCAGGCGGTGGCCGAACAGGAAGCAGGCGAGGCGATTCATTGTTTTTCAGTTAATCAATTGTGAGCTGGCCAGAGCCATCGCACAGCTCATGGACGTGAAGAGAATTATGGAATGCTATAATATCTTGTTTTTGCAGTGGATACTTTCCAGCCAAACGCGAGTAGAAATCATGAGATTCTGGAAATTTCACATGGCTTAAATCAAGCAATAGCTGTAGTGCTACATCATCAGTGCGATATCTGGTCATGTTGCACTACTTTAAAGAATCTTGTGCTCGTATCGATTTTGCTTTGTTTCTCAATTCTTCTGCGATTTTTTGCATCTTATATTGTTCTCTAGCTATTTTAGCTGTATCTGTCCTGATGATTCCTTCAGCCATCATCTTGATCGATATATCGGTTAGCTCCTGCGCTCTTCTTTCTATGTCATCCGCTTCTGCTTCTAGTCGTCTCGCTTCGCTTAATGGCGAAATCTTGATTTCTACTCCTCCAGCACACGGCGACTGCTGGAACTTAATCGCCCCTTCTTGAGTTTGGCATTTATAAACCTGCCCGAACGCGGCAATGCTTAGCCACATCAAGACAAAACCAATCGCTATTTTGTGCATGAGCATCCTCTATTTTATACAGAACGAATCTACACAAATTGTAGCAAATATATGCTGTTTATGTTTCGCTATCAACAACATGATCTTCGGCAGCAGAGGCTTTCATCATCCTGATTTTGTAGGCAGCCACTGCCTCGCGCAATCGATGATACCAAAGCTCGGTATCTTGTCTGTTTTTCGAATCGAATAGATTGTCTGCTGCGTCGCATACCATGCGAGCCGATTCGATTTCTGGCTGCCACAGCCCGATTTGACGCGCCCCAGCCCGCATCGCTTTCGCCCAGTGCGGTTTGTCTCCAGCCTCGGCGATGTCGGCGATATTTCGCAGTTCTCTCGATATAGCGTTCATTGCATCACCTTTACTTATCAAACACGTAGCCCATCCGCTCGAATCCGTCCCTTAGCTCCTTCCACGGTTTTTCGATGTCGCCCTCGCCAAGCAGCCCGGCGCGCAACGCCTTGGACTTCGCCACGCCGAGAACCTGCTCCTGTTGGTCCTGCTGCAACCCTCGTAAATAGGACAGCACGTCTTGCTGGCCGGCTTTATCGGCTTCGCTCACTTCGTCCCGGAACACGGCGGTCAAGTAGCTCATCGTGTTCGGATGGGCCGGCCAAGGCGAGCGGCCAACCGGATACACGCCAGGCCCCAGACCGTGCAGGTTCGCCCTCGCGTGCACGTCGCACACGTCGTAGCGAGGATGGTTCGGAGATAGGTTGAACTTGATCCCGATCACGTCCGGATTGCCCGCCGCACCGGACTGATACGCTTGCCCGTGCGCGCGGTTCAGTTCGGTTCGGAACACCCGCAGCGCGTTCTGGTAGGCGTTTCCCGTGCCGGTGGTCAACGCCTGGCGAACCCAGTCGCGCAAGCCGGACACGCCACCGGCCGCGATCTGGCGACGGATAGCTTCCGGCACGGCCTCGCCTCGCGCCAAGAAATCGGCCGCCGCAGCGCCAGCGTCTCGTCCCAGCACCACCGCGCGGCGTAAGGTGTCGGCGATGGCTTGCACCGCGCCGTTTTCGATCCGCCACAGCCGGTCGGATAACTTCAATCCGTCCGCCGCGACGAAATGCTCCACGAAGCGCGCGGCGGATTCGGCGATCACCGCCACGGTCGCACCGGCCAGCCACACCGATGCCCCCAGTTCGGCGGCGGTCTGCAAGGCATCGCCGAGCGTGGCTCGCTGGGCGGTTTGCAGCGTGGCGATGGCGGCACGCACTTGGTTCAGGTATTCGCGCAACGCATCCAGCCGCACGTTGCCCATGTCGTCGGCAATCCCTTCGAGTTCGGCCACCAAAGTGGCCTCGGCGTCTCGATACAACGTCAACAACCGGCCGATGGTGGCGCGTTCCACAGTGGCCAGCTTGTCGCGAGCCGTCTCGCTGGCTCTGGCGATGTCGGCGGAGGTCGGAGTCATGGGATGGAGATGGGGGAGGATGCGTGAGCTTTGGCGTTAAGCCGCAGCTTCCTGCGTCGGCTGCTTTGCGCGGTCGTAGGTGGCAATCGCCCACTCCAGCGCATGGCAACACCACAGAAAGCGATGGGTCCACGCTTTGCAGTCGCTCTCCCAATCTTGGAACTGGAAACCGTCGTGATCGAACGCACACAGAGCAACCCAGGCGTGATGCTCGCCGAGGCTGGCGGCCGAGCACACCTGCTCGTCGATTGCCTTCCACAGCTCGGCTTTACGCTCTGTTGGCCATTCGTCGTCAACGTGTTGTGCGCAGAAGTCGCGCACCTCTTCCCTGAACTTCTCCGGAGTCCACTCGCGCACGCCGTCGACGCGGTCGATTGCCTCCAACTTCTCGGCCCAGTACCTAATGTCGATGCATCGCTCGCCTATCGACTCTCCGCGCCGGAAAAACTGAAACATGTCGTGCAGTCTCCGGAACACATACGTTCCCATATCGCCCGTGTAGCATAGGTAGCCAGGCCAGGTCAGCAGGTCGAAATGCATTGACATCGATCCTGGCCGTCGGAAGCGTAGGTGTCTGTATACGTCGTTATCGCTGATCACATACATCAAGTGGTTTTCAATGTCGTGGTCGAAGTAGTCGCTTTTAAATGACATATCGGTTCCCCATCAGCGGCTTACCAAGCATGGCGATGGCTTCGCGCTCCACAGTGGCCAGCTTATCGCGAGCCGTCGCGCTGGCTCTGGCGATGGCTTCAGCTATCGGAGTCACAGCAAACGTTCCTGCGGATGCAGCATCGGACTCGCCGGGACGTAATGGGCAAGAATCGGCTCCTGCTGCGGCAGAGCGAAAGCGACCAGGCCGCCCAACTTGTTCCTGTAATGCCAACAACATAAATCAAGCAAGTGTTTTTCCTTCGGCGTGAGCGGAGCAGCCGGGTTGTTTTCGAGTCTCCACGACAGATTTTTGACGATCTGCATGCCCCACGCGAAAGACGGCAACTTGAGCGCCAGCAGCGCGCCGACCTTTTCCCGCTCAACGGCATTCATTCACGCTCTCGCTCCGTTGTTGATGCTGGTCGCGCTTTCTCCTTTCGGCGCGTTACCTGGCACCACGGTCACCGTCGGCCTTCCTGTCGATCTGGATCCGATTCGCTCTTGCGGATACGGGTCGAATCGCTCTCGACGCGAGTCGATCATCGCCTGCACCGCTGCCGAATCCAGCCCGGCCACGTCCCAACACATCGCTTCCGGCACGCCGAGAGCCTGATATTTCAGCGCCCGGTCGGCAGCTTGGTTCGGCGTTTCCGTGCGCCGCTCGGCAAACACGACTCGGAACGCCTCTTGTTCCGGATCGATCCCTTGTAGCAACAACTCCAAACGGAACCCTTGTTGGTAGACCCAACTATGGGTGTCCTGCAAGGCGTCGATCTCGTCGTAATAATCCCGCTTAATGTCTTCGAGGATGTCGCGAGACAGATCCCCGATATAGCCAAACAACCCCTTCGGGGCAGGGGCGCCGGAAAAGAAGGTATCGAGCAGGTGGGCCACATCGGCGATTTGATCGAGGTTCGCGTCGCCCTGCAAAGCGGTTACCCCACCTTTCTTGTTGCTGAAAAAATCCGTGCAGATCGCATCGACACGCTGGTTGTGCTCGGTCTGGTCCTTGTACGCCGCCAATTCCTGCGGGCTGGCTCCTTCCAGCACGTGCGAAAACCGCAGCGGCGCACGTTGCCTGCGGCGCAAGACCAAATCTTCTTCGGTCATGCGCAGTTGCCGCCACGCCGTTCGGCTGGCGTCGAGGTACGGTCGGCCCAATGCACCTTGATCGTCGAGGCTGTCCGGATCGAGCCGTTCCAGCGTGAGCTGCCACAACGGGAAGGTAGCGATCCGCTTGCCTTGGTTGTTGTCGTATTGGTCGAAGGCTGCGGCTGGATTCTCGAACCGTCCGCTTTCGTTCACCAGCGGCACCAAGGTCTCGGTCGGCATTCGCAATCCGGCCACCACGCGCCCGGCGTCGTCCAACACCCATTGCAGCGCGAGGTTGCCTTCCATCGCCAGCCCGCGCGCGTCGCTTTCAACCTTTGACGGCCGATTCAGGCCCACTCGGCGAACGTAGTCGTCCCACTTGCGGCGAATGCGCGGCGATTCTTTCCCCGCCCACTCCAGCCGCAAGCCGCCTTTCGTTGCGGTTCTGGCCATCCTGCCGTGGATCTTCTTGACGCGCGGGTCGGTCCGGTCCATGCGGCGAATGTCTAAGATGGTGGCCCGCAAGGCCATGTCCGGCATCATTTGGTTGTAGAGATACCGGATACTGTTTGCTTCCGTCGTCCGCCTGCCGATTTCGGTTTGCCGGCCGTGATGCCATCCTGGCCACGATACGGTAGGCAACAAGGCGCGAATGCTGGACAGGACGCTCATGATTGTCCCCTCGGTTTAGCTGGATCGATCAGATGCCGTTCGCCCTGCCACTCTGCCAGAACGAACGAAAAGGTACGCGCCGAAATCTCTTCGCACGCGGCGATGAACGCGTCGAAATCGTTCGATCCTTCTGTCGGCACGACGTGCAATGCGGCGGATCGATTAACCGCTTTCTTGTCCATGCTGCTCCTCGGCTAGCTCGATCAACTTATCCAGCGTGTGCCGCGCTTTGAGAAGGTCCAATAGCCCACCCTTGTCTCGCCACCGGGTCACGTACTTGATGATGGCCCCCTCGAAAAAACCGAGTTCGTTCGCGGCGATATAATCCCAAGGCTGGATTTTTTTCATCCGGTAATGATCGCCGCCGCACTGCATATCGTTTGCGCTCATTGCGTTCCTCCAGAGCGGTATGGCCAATGCTCGCCTTCGTCTTCCAGCACGAACGCATCGGGCTGGTAGTATCCGCACCGATCCGCGTCCAGGAAATCGATTTGGTTCAGAGCACAGCTCGCGATCCATTCGTGCGGTCCGGATCGCTCTTTTTTGTAATTACGGCATTCGTGACATGCTTTCATTTCATTGCTTCCCAGTAGTCTGCCATCTGCCCGAGCAAGCTCGCCACTGTTGGCATGTCTTGCATTTCTCCAGATAAGGCACGGCATAGCCACGCCGCATCGGCAGAGAGAAATTTGTTATTTTTATAAGCTTTAAGCTCTCCTTGCATTTTCTCTTGTACGCTGACCGTCTGCTGGCCTGTTTTAATTTCTTGTTTAATTTCTGTTTTATTAACTTCTAGCTCTGCCATTATCTCCTCTCCATGTTCATCTATCATCTTCTGTTTTTCTGTTGTTGATAGCGCCTCTATTCCAGCGTCTGTTATATGCCAACCTGCGTCTATGTTACCAACATAATCGCTTTGTTTGAGAAAAGAAAGGGCATTTGAAACGCTCCGTACCGTTAATCCACAAGCCGCTGCTATTTCTACCCTGTTTCCCATTCCGCCAATAAACATTAGCCCTTGTAACGTTTCAATATGCTGAGTATTCATAATCAATGCTGCACATGTTGTAGTATTTCTTTTGCATAAAAACCAAACGTTCAACTCCCTACTCTTTTCGTCACGTTTAGTATAATTGCTCACCAATCCTTTTTTTTTTGCGTGCCGTAAAAAAGACGTTATTCTTGTTGGAGAAGCATTTAATCGACTCGCTATATCTGCAACAAAGCTATATGGATTCTCTGACAAATCATGCAATAGCTCTTGCATGGCATGCATATCTGTTCTGGTCATTGCTTAACCATCCGTAAAAACACAAATATATTACAAATATTTTTTGTATATCGCAACAAAAAAATCGTTAATATCTTGCCAACTGCTCGCGTTTCCGGACGTAAATCGTTGTGATCGATGTTGACCGTTTCCCCCGCATCGGAGGAATGGTCGCTATGCGCCTATCTGCCGGCCAGCAACAGGCGCTCTCTTGGCTTGGCTATACTGAGAATCGCGGTCGGTACATCGATGGCGCCACGTGCCACCAACGCCCAGCACGCGGCCATCGCCGCGTCGAACAAATCGTCCCCAATTTTGGGATCGGCCATCTTGTAGCTGGCATAACTGGCTTTGGTCGGAACCGGCTTGATGTTGCCGAGCTGCCGGATCAGCAGCCGCAAGTCGGCCGTGACGGCGTCCTGCATGTCGTAGTCGTCCAGATAGGGGATAGCGGCCTGATCGTTGTGGAAAAACGATTGCAGGCTGGTGGCCATGCTGTGCTTGGTCATCCCCTCGAAGCGCAGCGGCGAAAACGGCCATTCGTGCCAGGTGCTGGCCGTGCTGCGGCCATCGCCGACCGTGCGGCGATCCACGCCGGTCAATCCTGATTCGTAGAGATCGTCGTTCAGCGGCGAGAGCATACCCACGCCGTAGGCGTCGCCGATGGCGTGATCCGGGCGAAAATAGTTCCAAAACCCGAACAAATCGCGGCGAACGACTTGATCGTCGGTCCCGGCCGGCCAGGTCTTGGCGAAAACAAACGCGGTGAATCCACCGATCTGTTCGACCACCACCAAGGCATGTTTCGATGCGGTGGGCGATTCGCCGTGACCGCTGGCATCGTAACCGAAGGCCAGCAATCCGCGCTTTTTGTAGCGCATGCCTGGCAACGGGTCGGCCAGCTCGATCTTGGCTTTTAGCCCAACGGTCATCGCTTTTCTGATCTTGGTTTCCCAAATCAGGTTGCGGCTGCTGACGTTCTTGCAGAGCAATTGCCGCAGGTATTCGTCGGCGGATAGCTCCGAGCGCATCAGTGCGACGAACTGGTCGTTGATGATGCCTAGTTCGATGCCAAGGTAAGCATCGACGGTCGAGAGCACCCGGTATTCGTTGCTCGCGACCATGCCGGACAAGGTATCGGCGCCCTTAAATACGCCGGTGATGCGGATTTGTGGGTCGTTGCGACTGGCGGTGGCCGCGCCAAGCCGGCGGGTTGCCCCCAGCATGAGCAGGAAACGTGAATACAGCCGGTCTGGCGGCATGTCGTCCACTTCTTCCAGGCTGGCCGTGGTGAGGTCTCCGCCGTCCACTTGCGCCATGATGCCATAGGCGCGTGCCACGCTGCGATTGTGGAACTGATAGTAGGTATCGGCTATCTGGACGCGGCCAGATTTGTGGGCTAGCCAGGCGGTCAGGACCGGGCTACGGCGAATGGCGTCCAGATGGTAGCCGAGATTGACCAGGCTTTGGGCTTCGCGCGGTGCGACGATGCCTTCCTCTTGGTCTGGATTGCAGGCGTTGTGCTTGAGGAGGTATAGCTCTTTGACGGCGGTTTTACCGGTGCGGCGGCAACTGAAATCGATGGTGCGCGGGTGCTGATCCATTTCGATGCACTTGAGCACCTGCATGGCATCCAGTTCCACGTTGTGGATGTGCTTGTGCCATAGGGCGTGATCGTGCGCGTAGCGCATCACTTCCAGTTCGGCAATGTTTTGCAGCTTGATGCGCTGACCAGACGAGATGCGTTCAGGCATGTTCTTGGAACAGGTCACCGGACGCTAAGCGGCGGCGGCGGGTTTCGCGAGCATGACTCGCTCGCATCGGCGCGTCGAGCCGGTTATGGCAGCGCTGACACAACGCTTGGAGATTGCTTGGATCGCAATTCTCTGGATTCTGGTCGTGGATATGGGCTACGGTCAAAATCACCCGGCTACCGGTTTGCGGGTTCGGTTGGTAATTGACGGCACCGCATCGTTCGCAAGCGTGTCCAGCACGTTCGAGAATGGCTGGCCTGATTTCGGTTGCCCAATTTTTTGGATAGCGCGCGATGTTCTCGGGCTTGATCGGCACGGCTACCTCTCCTCGTCCTGCCGGTATTCGATCAATACCGGGTCTCGCTGCTGTTTTTCCCGGCTTCGTTCGATCAAGTCGGTCAGCCTTTCCAACGCCCCGGCTTGCCTTGCGGCGAAATCGCTCATCGCTTCGGCGGTCGATTCTGTCGTGGCCAGAAAGCCTTTTAGCTCGTCGTCCTGCTCGCTTGCCTTTGGCGTCATCAGCATGTCCGGCAGCGTCATACCGTTTCTGCTCATAATCTCGAACATCGGCTTGAGCAGCGGATGCGCTTCGATCTTCATGATCCGTTCTGTCGTGCCGTCGGGTAGTTCATATTCGGCAAGTCGCAGGTGGCCTTCTTTGTCCGGAAACCACTCCGGCGTGCGGATTTCGACGCCTGTTCGCACGATAGCGAGGATGATGTCTTGGAAAATGGCTTGAATTTGCGCTTGATTGTCGGCGTATACGTCTTGCAGCGCGGCGGGGTCGCGCTGTTGGAACGCGAGGCGATGCCGCAGAAACAGTTCGGTGCGGTGCAGGCAGGCGCCGTGTTCCCAGGTGCCGCACTCCGTGCGATACGGACAGCCCGTGCAATGCGCATAATGGCCAGGACGGGCCGGGAAATATGTCGCGACCTTGGCGTAAAGCCCGTGTTTTAGCGAGTTGAACCGGGATTTTGCGACCCGACGCGCCAGCCGTTCCGGGTCGTTGAGGATGGCGCGAACGTTCGCCCCGCATCGATGGCGCGCTTCATCGGTTTTCGGACCCATGTTGCGAGGATCTGGCGGGCTGGCCAGCATCTTGAGCAGATTGCGTTCCCAATATACCTGCTCGCACTCTTTGCCGCACTCCGGACACAGCGCGAAATACCGCCACGGATGCCATTCGCGTTCTGGGGCGTCGTCTATCCGTGGCGTCGTGCTCTTGAAGTTGAGTCTGCAATCTAGGCAACGCAGGGTGATTTCGTCCAACGGTTCCGTCTTGGCCACCACGATTAACCCCCCTTTGCGCAAAGCGGTTTCGGCATGCCGCGAAGTATAAAGGCGGTTCCCAGCAAGGCGCTACCGGGGCGCCATGTTTTCAATAAGTTACTGAGTGCCTCGCCAAAAACCGGCCGTCGTAAGTGCAAAGATTAGGCCGTCAAACCGCCAGGTTGTCGATCAACCGGGCTCGGCCCAGCCAAGCCGCTGCCAGAATTCGCAAGTCCGCTCCCCCGTCGGCGGGAAGCCGCAAATCGTGAGCGCGGCGGATTTCGAAATAGTCCGGCCGAAAGCCGGCCGCCGAAAGCCGCGCTTTGGCTTCGTCCGCTAGCCGTTCGTAATCCCGCTCGCCAGCGCGTACCCGCTCCGCGCACGCCGTCAGCGTAGCGTACAGAACCGGGGCGATGGCGCGTTCCTCGGCGGTCAAATAGCCGTTGCGCGAACTCAGCGCCAGCCCGTCGGCTTCCCGCACCGTCGGTACGCCGACGATCTCGATGGGGAAATCGAGATCGGCCACCAGCCGGCGAATGACGATCAATTGTTGCCAGTCCTTCTCGCCAAACAGGGCTACGTCCGGCTGCACCATGTTGAACAGCTTGCTGACGACCGTGGCGACGCCCCGGAAATGAATCGGCCGGCTGGCACCGCACAAAACCCCGGATAGTTCCGGCACCGTCACTTGCGTCATGTCGTCCAAGGGGCGCGGATACATTTCGGCGACGGTGGGCGCGAACAGCACGTCGAGTTCGGCGGCGGCCAATTGGCGGGCATCATCCTCTAGCGTGCGCGGATAGCCGGCGTAGTCCTCGTTGGGCCCGAATTGGGTAGGATTGACGAAAACGCTGGCGACGGTGCGCGGCGCCCGTTCGCGCGCCCGTTCGACGAGGTGAATGTGGCCCCGATGCAGGTTGCCCATAGTGGGGACGAAAGCCACGCGTTCTCCAGCTCGCCGCCAAGTGGCGACTTGGGCGCGCAATTCGGCGATGGTGTGAACGGTACGCAT